CTATTATTTTCTCCAATATCACCTCCTATTATAACCTCTTGTACAAAATTTTTTGTTACAGTAGATGCTCCTGGGGTTCCAGTTGAATCTAAATATCCTCTTGTTTGTTTAAGAGGATTTAACAAACCTTTTAAAAATCTATTAGAATGACCTCCTATATTATTAGTTCCTATCTGGTATAATGTTTGTAATGGAGAATAGAATCCTTGGTTAGGTTTAGCACCTTGAGATGCCTGAGTCCTTACTGAGATTTCCGATAGCATTCCTTGTTTCGCTACAAATTGAAGTCCTTTAGGACTATTAATGTCAAAAAACCATTTACCTATTCTTTCTAAATCTTTAGCTACATGCTCACCTGAAGATATTCCTCCTCTTATTAGAGCATCAGTACCTGTTCCTATAGGGGTTCCCAATATACTCATAGTTTCAGCATAACCCTGATTTTGAGGGGGTATTGCTGTTTTTACATATGGTTGTTGGCTAGAACCTCCTTGAGGACGATCATTTCCAAATTTTAGATCTTTTAGATCTGTTTTATAGGTTAATATAATTGACATATATTTTTAAATTCTCCCTGCTGCTTCTGGTGGTGCACTATTTTTATAAGTACCATTTCTAAAAGAATTATTAATTGGTTGTGTATTACTATCTCTATTAGAAGATAAAGGTGTAATACCTTCTAAATCTAAAATTGATGGTTCTGGTTTTCCTAACATATTAGGATCTCCATTAATTGAGTATTCATAATGTAGTTTAGATAAAGGGGATGTACCTGGCATCGGTGATTCATTTGCTCCATCATTTTTAGATAAAGGTGAACCTTGTTTTGTTAATTTTTTTTCTAGTCCCATAATTGTTATTTTATTTATAAATATTAATTTTTTATTGCATTACAAAAGAGTTTTGAGTATTTGATATTCCAACATTAGATAATCGAGTTCCATCTAATTCCATTACTCTTGCCTCTTTTATTGCTTGAAATAAATCCTCTGTTTGTTTTTCCATTAATTCTTTTGACTTTTCTAAAAGTGCTGTTTGTTTCTTTTGTTGTTCTAATTGTTCTTTACCATTATCAGCAAATTCTTGATATGCCCCATAGATTCCACCTACTATACCACCTACAGCACCTCCTATAGCTGTACCAACCCCAGGTATAATAGAACCTATCATAGCTCCCATTCCAGCTCCTGATAAGGCTGAAGAACCTATACTTAAACCTTTACCTAGATTTTCCATTCCTGCTTCTTTAGCAGCATCAGCACCATAATCTAATGCTAAACCTCCTAACAAACCTACAGCTCCACCTCTTAAACCTTTTGCAAGTCTTGTACCAAATTTAGCTGCCCCACCAGCAGATTTAACTCCAGGCACAAATCCAGGAGTTTTTCCCATACTTCTACCTATTCTATTATATTGGGCTCTTCCTGCTTTATCACGAAACATAGTTAAAGGATTAAACATTCTACCTCCACTACCAGCACTACCTCTTCCAGGTATAAATCTTCTTGCCATACCCATCATTCCTGCTCCACCCATTAGACTGCTTGCTAATCCTAATCCCGCAGTACCTGCTATTGCACCTGCTGCTATTTTAGTTCCCCGAGCATTATTTGATAAAAAAGTTAATAATTCGTTTAATTTCTTTAAAACTTTTACAAAAAAAGGCATTACCAAACTATGTAAATTATGAATTAAATCCCTAATTTGATCCTGCATTATTCTATTTTCAGAAGCTTCTTGTAATCTATCATTTCCAATTCTTTTTTCAATTTGTTCTCTAGTAGCTCCATTTGCTCTCATTTGCATGATAATCTTATCAACATCTGAATCCTTTGTAGCTCCTAATCTTCTAAGACTTTCTTGTCTCTTAAACATATCTCCCATTTCTCCTGCTGTCATTCCTAAGGATTTTGCTATAGATGCTTGTTGTATAGCATTCATTCCTGCAAATGATGATTGGGTTATACCTTGTCTACCCATTTCTTCAACTACCTTCTTCATATTGTTGTTTAGGGCAGCTAACCTAGCTCTTTCTAAATTAAGATCTTTTCCAATTAATAATTCTGCTTCTAATTCATTTGTAATAGATGATTCAAAATCTAATAAACTTGCTGCTGTTTTTTCTACTTGAGCCATACTTAACCCTAATTTTTGGGCTTGATAAACAGCATCAGCAAGATTTTTTCCCTGAGCAGACATAGATAAAGCTACATTGGTGCTAATATTAGCTATTTCTGACATTACTTCTTTTTCGGATATAGCTATATTAAAATTTTTATTATTTAATTTAACCATCCCCATGGTAGATGTTACTTGATCTTTTAAATTACTCCCTGTAGCTCTAAAAAGTTCATCTAGTTTTGAAACACTTTCGGCTGATATTCCCAGATTTTTAGTTAATATGGAAAAGGTAGATGAGGTTTCTTTAGAAAATGTAGTTTGAACTTTTTGTAATGATGCAAGCTGAATATTAGCTTCCATTATTTTTACGTATGTCATAGACATACCTTGTAACTGTTTTGCCTGGTTACTAAATTGTTGGGTTAAACCTATAGCATTATTTTTTGAAATAGCTAAATTAGAAGCTAATTGTACTGATAATTGGTCTATACTAGTTATTGCTTTTTTAGTTTCGCTTAATACAAAAACTAAACTAGCTTTACCTAATAATTTAAAATATTCTTTAAAACCTGCTGCTAAAGCTTTACTTCTACTTTCAGTATCAACTAAAGTATCATTATACTTATCCGCAGCTGTTACCATATTACCAAATAATTTATTAATTATTGGGATGTCAGATACTAAATCAGCAAAACCTTTAAAGGGATTTGATTTTGCTATTTGTTGACTAGTATGTAAAACAGATTCATATCCTTGTTGTAATCTTCCTAAATCAATATTTGAATCTGTTAATATACCTAATGAAGTCCTTAATGCTTTAATTTCTTCTTCACGGTTTTTCTTTTTAGATCTTAAAAGAGTATTTATTCTACCCTCAATTTCTCTTATTTTAGATTGATTTCTAAGCTTTTGTTTTTCTATTCTAAGAATTTGATCTTCAAATTTCTTTCTTTCTTTAGATGTTTTAAGACTTTCTGCACCAAGTCCACTAAGATTTTGAGCTAGATTTTTTTGTTGATTTAAATCTTTTTTTACTACATTAAGTATATCAGCTTGATCCTTAGTAGATGATATTAAATTTTTTAACTGTTTATCTGCCCCCTCAATAGATGCTTCAAAAGCAACTGCTTCATCAGTTAATTTTTTAAAATTCTTTTTGGTTTTTTCTATATCGTCTCCTAATGCCATACAAGTGTGGGTTTGTTATAAATACTTAAAAATATAACTATTTATATGAAGTTCTCTTGTTGCTTTTAGTTGGAGGGGATTTTGTTTCCTGAGATTTTTTATTTTGTAAAAAATTAGGAATTTGAATTTGATTAGATTCTGGGTTGGATTGTTTAACTTTATTTTTAGTTGATTGATCTACCCAAGATTGTTCATTTTTAGATTTACCTGTAGCAGCAGCATGTTCTCTTTCATAATGAGATGAGATTCTACGTAAAGTAAAATTTCTTAACCATATAGGCATATTATATACTGTATGCCAATCAAATCCTCCTTTACCATGGAAGACTATATCATGTATTGCTTCAAATAATAATGTCCTATAATCAGGCGTCAGGCCAAAAAAAGTTAAGACCTATAGGAAGGTCTACTACCTCCTCTCCTCCACCTGAATTATCTAAGTAGACTTTCATGTCTACATCAGGTGATATTTGGGTGTAATAGTTTCTTAATTCTCTAGCATCTTTAGCTAGTAAATATCCTTTAACAAATTCTCTAATGTCTTTTTTTTCTTCATTACCATTAATTGAAGTAATCATATGAGATAATCTAGTAGTTACATCATGAGCACCTTGCTTATCTATCTTTTTTAACCTTTTATTTCAGCATCTATTTTTTTATCATCACCATGAGTTAATAACTTAAATGTTACTTGATTTTCTGTATGGGGTAGAGTAAATGGAAAATTGTTTTCTCCTGATTTGTATAAATCTTCATTTAATTCTTTATTTTGTAATATAGATAAATCAACTATTTGTTGTTGTCCGTCCCAAGTAAATTCATAGTCTTTACCATATGATAAAATACGAGCAGCTACCATTAAAGCATTTTTATCTCCTATTAATAAATCATTGTAATTAATATCTTTATTGATTATTAAAGATTGTAATAATTTATCAATTACTACTCCTTTTGAAATATAATTTTGGTTAGTTAAAATATCTTCTTCTTTTGCAGTCATATATTTCATCTCTACTTTACCGCTTGATAAAGGATTGTCTTTTGAATATAATTTGCCTTTTGAAGGTAACTCTACTTCTTCAGTAGGTAATTTGAATTCAGCCATAGTCTTTTATTTGTTAATAACTTTAATTTATTATAAATATCAATATAAAAAAGGAGCTTGACATAGCCAAGCTCCTCTAATAAAATGTTTAAATGAATTTAGAAATTTAATACACAATAATCTACTGCTAATGTTATTTCAATTTGTTTTGCTTCATTTTCTGTATCCCAGTTATAATCTCCAAATGTAGCTTCTTTAACAAAAGCTCCTTTTAAAATCCATTCTGAAACTATATCACCTACTGGTCCTAATACATCTAATCTTAAATCTTTTTTATAGAAATCAGAATAACCATCTCTACCTGTAACTGATTCATGATGTAGTCTTACCCACTCCATTACTGCTTGAGCACCTGATGGAGTTATTGGATCAAATAAAGTCATTGTGATATCATTCCATACAGTTTTTCCTTTAACTTTTCTTTGAACATTTATATGGTTTAATATTACTTCTCCTTGGGTTAATGAAACCGCACTTACCCCTTTTACTATAAAGCTTGGTATACCATCCATATAAAGGATAAATCTATTAGCTTGTTTTGGCTCAAAGGCGGTAAAAAATATTTCGTTTGGATCTATTACTGGCATGTTGTTCTAATTTATTTCTTGTTATAAATATCTAATTCTTTAATTTTTATGCTGGGAAAGTAGCTCCAGTTGGTTGTAAATTGAAATCTAAATATATAAATTCAGCTGTTCTGGTTGGTTGAATGTATATTTGACCTATTAGTTGGTTTCTATCTATAACATCTGGTGTGTTATTGCTATCATCCATTATTACTTTAAAGGCAAATAATCCTTGTCTTTGTTGTACACTTTCTAAGTATGGATTTACTTGACTTAAAAAATTATTTCTTGTAGCTATAGTATTTTGTTCAAATACCAAGTTATCTCCTATTTGTGAAATATAATTTTTAAGAGCAATTAATAATCTTCTAACATTTACTCTATCTAAAGCACTAGCTTTTTTCTGTAATGTTTTCTGACCAAATACTACTACTCCGGTGTTAGGGAATGTAGCTATTGGATTAACTCCTGCTTGATATAAAGAATCTCTATTTCCATTAGTTAAAGCTCTTTCAGCTCTTAGTACTGAAGATAAACCTCCTCTATTTAAACCTGCGGGTGCAAACCATGCTTCTCCTGCTCCATCATTAAAAGCAAAAACACCTGGCATCATTGTTGAAGCTGGTACCCAAACTTGATTTCCTAAATCAGGATCAATTGTTTGTAACCAAGGCCAATATGTAGCTGCATATGATGAATCAACAGCCGAAGCTCCTGCAGTAACTGAATTTAACCCTGAACTATAATCTCTTAAATCTATTATAGATAAATTATCCCCTCTAAATTGAGAATTATTTACCATTGTGGTTAACGGTGAGGAATGACTTTGTTTTGTTAAACCTGGTGCTGTTATTAAGTTATAACTAAAAAGATCTCTATTTGATAATAAATTTAAAGAAATTGTATAATTATCAGATTTCA